ACAGGGCGCGGGGCCATGGACCATTAAGGGTTTTAAGGCCAATTAATTCGTAATTTTCTAAGTTAAGAATAGCCACCGGATAGTCTAGGCCACCGTTCAAAATAGGTTGGCCATTAGAGTTAGTGTTTACCCTAACAAACGCAGAATTTATTGATAACGGTCTTTCGTAATAGGCGTTAATTGTTGTGCTGGCTACGGTCTGGGAAATGTTGACCGTATAGGTTCCATCCGAGTTCACATTACCGCCCGCGCCCGTTTTGAATCCAGTTATTTTAGTGCCAGATGCCACGCCGCTGCCGGTCAAAGTCATGCCTAGCGCAATCGCGCCGTCTGATACATCGGTAACCGTTAAAGTCGTGCCGCTGATTGATCCGGTAATTGTGCCGTTGATCTGGCCGCCCGCACCAATGGTGTATTGGGTTTGGCCAGCAGTTAATGTAAATATAATTTCGGTCTTGTAAAAGACCATCATCTGCTCGTTTGACCATTGGTCAACCATGTCATTGAGCATATCAAATGCATCTTGCGCATCTGCAGGCGCGGGGGTTTCACCAGCCTCCAGAGCCCCAATATCTTTAAGGGCGCGGGAGATGATGTCGATTGGTTGTGTCATATCGTCACCTTAAATGTGTCCACGGCCCAGGGCGGTTTAGTTGTTGCTACGGAACTAAGCGCATCCAGCTGCTCTTGTAATCTATATTTTATAAGATGTTTGCCATCTTGGGTAGCATCTAAATCAAGCCAATGGGTAACTTGGTGTTCGGTTGTATCGTCATCCACCGTATACGAAATAAGCATTTTCCAATTACCCTCGGTTTCAACAGAATTTTTCTCATCTGTTGCTTTGCACCAATATTTGACGGATATTAATTCCCCGTCCACGATAAAGGTTTCTAAAATTTTTACTTGGTAATTAATCATTATGGAATACAAGCTGCATCAATAATATCGCCTTCACTATTTCTTGTTCCATGTATGCAACAAGCAACAGTTCCATCTTCCAAAGCAATTAATTGATGATGCTTATCTTTTTTAATAAAAATCATGTGAGGAGCAATAAAAATTGTTTCTTTTCCATCAGAAATAATTTTTAAACTGCCTTTTGATAATAAAGTTACATGGTCAAAATCATGTGTATGACCATCTTCTACATCTCCAATTTTTTCAAAAGTCATCATGCGAATCCAAACATTTGCTACATGACCAATATCTATTTTTGGATATGCCATATTTTATTCAGTTACAGTAGTTGTTGAAGCAACAGTTGTTTCGGTATCTTCACCTAAAACAGTTGTTGGAATAACGCTCCAAAGCCAAGTGTCAGTATTTAATGTTGCAGTTTCGTATGGTTTTGGTGCATAAAATACATCATTTACATGATCGTATGTAAATCCAACTCCAGCAAAGTTTCCACGCAAAGGTGTTCCACCTTGTGTATGTTGGTTTCCATAAGTGTTATAGGATGTTTGTATCCATTGACCTGGGCTTGTGTCTATAAATGTATTAAAAAACTCTGGCTCGGCTACAATAACCTGTACTACTTTATCGTCCACCACTTTAGCAAAATGACTCATGCTGTGTAACTCCCTGATGCTGTAAATGTCATAATAGTATTTGAACCGCTTGTCGTAACTGTTGGACTTCCTGTAGTTGTGCCTGTGTACTTAGCAGTCGGAACTGAAAGAATAACTACTCCTGATCCACCATTGCCACCTTTACCAGAATAGATACCTCCACCGCCACCACCAGATCCAGTATTTGCAGTGCCGTTTCCACCTCCACCGCCATTTGAAGCTGCTCCTGCACCGCCACCACCAGCACCACCAGCACCGCCTGTACCGCCAGTTCTATTTTCTCCATATCCACCGCCACCGCCAGCACGGGTTACGGATGATCCTGTTATGGATGATGCAGTTCCATCACCACCAGCACCACCGTTTGAACTTGAATTAGCACTACCGGCCGCACTAGCACCTCCCCCACCACCGCCAGCACCTGGATAAACAGCACTACCGCCACCATTATTACCTTGACCACTTGTTCCAGTTCCAGCAGCAGCTCCTTGAGCACTACCACCACCAGAACCGCCTGAAGCACCAGCACCGCCACTAGTTGCGTTTGTACCGCCTCCTCCCCCAGCCGTAGCAGTTAAACCAAAAGCTGTAGTATCGTTTCCTGATACTCTTGTAGTTGTTGTTCCAGTACCGCCAGCTCCGACAGTAAAGCTATAAACTGTATTTGGAGTTAAAGTTGTTGTTCCAGATCGATATCCTCCAGCACCACCTCCTCCTCCAGCATTTCCAGCACCAGCTCCACCTCCAGCAATCATCACATAATCTGCACTATACGGAGCAAGAGTATTACCAATCGTAATTGATCCAGTACCATTAGTAATTGAAATACCATCACCAGCAGTTAAAGTAGCTTTTGTTAAAGTATTACCAGTTGTGTTACCAATTAATAATTGTCCGTTGGTATAAGTTGTTTGTCCTGTCCCGCCGTTTGCCACGGCAACAGTACCGGTCACATTGGCAGCATTTCCACCAATAGAAAGACTAGAGGCAGTACCAGTTAATCCTGTTCCAGCACCGGTAAAGCTAGTTGATGTTAAAACACCAGAGGATGGGTTGAACTGCAACTTAGTTGACGAAACATCTAATGTCGTTTCGGTACCAGTTGTTAGATTTGAAAATGTAATGTAACGAGTTGCATTGGTTGTGGTGTCATCTGCAATAGTTACGCCATTTGTATTGGCCTGCCAGGTTGGAGCAGATGCGCCATTGGATGTCAATACATACCCAGCGGTTCCGGTTGATCCAGCAAGTGCCAGGGTACTCGTAATGTCTAGGGTTGTGACTTTGGCAGCTGCCGCGGTTGTCGAGCCAATCGCAACATTGTTCATGGTCGATGCGGTTGTTGGATTGATGGTCAACGCGCCAGCTGGAGATATTGCAACAGTTCCAGTTCCTGTAGGACTAATTGCTACCGCAGCATTTGCTGGATTAATGTTAGTTGCTACATCAATAGAAACATTGTTACCACCACCGCCGCCCCATTGAATTTGAGGAGTTCCACTAGAATTTCTTAAATTACCACCGCCTGATCCTGCAGCATCAAAATTAGTACCTACAAAACCAGTAGTTGCGGTAATAGTTGTTCCACGCACCGTGTTGGCAGTTGTTCCACCAATTGCTGGGGGCGCGGATAAATCTAAAGTTCCGCCTAAAGTTAAGTTTCCGCTGCTTGTTACAGTTCCAGACAAACTAATGCCTGATACCGTTCCAGTACCGCCTACCGAGGTAACCGTACCCGTGGTTGGTGTTGCGTATGTTGGTACGCCACCAGCCAAAGTTAAGACCTGGCCGTTGCTGCCAGCCGCTAAAAATGTTGTTGTTCCCGCGCTACTTTGATAGGGAATAGAGCCAGTTGCGCCGCCCGCAAGGTTGGTGGCCGTAGTAGCTGTAGTGGCCGTGGTCGCTGTTGTTGCGGTGGCCGCGTTACCCGAAATTGATCCAGTAATTGTGCTGCTGACCGTTAGGCCGGATAGCGTTCCAACCGCGGTAATGCCGGTATACGAGCCCGAAATACGCGCAGAATCAATCGTTCCGCTGGTAATCTGGCTGCCTGCAATAGCAATACTTGTATTGGTTGCGCTAGTAATTTGGCCTTGTTGATTAACCGCAATTGCTGGAACCGCCGAGGCCGAGCCATAAGTTGCAGCTGTCACGCCAGTATTAGTGATGTTGAATGTATCGCCACCAGTTAAATTAAGTCCGGTGCCAGCAAAGTACACGCCGCCAACTGAAAAATTATTCCAAGTAATTGGGGTAACGCCTAAAGTGCCGCCTGGCTGGATTGGGCAATAATATGCTGCGCCTGACTGTCCGCCCTCTACGATAAAAACAAGAGCGGAAATCAGTTCGTCCCATGTATTTGCATCGGGAGAGCGAGTCCATGCCCCAACAGCCGCGTCATAAATACCATTTTCGGCTTGATTTGTCTGGTTTTTAACGAGTACACGCTCACCAGCCAACACCGATACCGTATCAATGGTTTGTAAACCAGACAAAGTAATGTTTGCGGTTGTTCCAGCAATAACTGGTTGTTTCCACGAAATACCCAAAGCCAAAGAATCAACATATAGTTTGGTCGTTAAATCGTTATTGCCGACAGGTTGATTAGTTGCACTTGCAGTAGTAAACGCGCCCGCAGCGGGTGTTGTGACGCCAATAGTCGTGCTATTAATCGTGCTATTGGTAATGCTTACCCCGTCTAAATTGGGGTTTGTAGGGGCAAAAAACGGTGTTCCAGCAGGTCCAATTAAGTTAATGCACTCATAGGGCGGCAGGGGCTCAAAAGTCCCTTGGACCGGCACTATATTGGTTGTTATAGTCTTTGCGGTGTCGTTGG